AAGTTCATTACACTATACCTTTGAGAGATTGGCTATGATTAGCAACCTGTTTCTGGCTCTCTGTTCCTCTACCCATGTTAGGCATACCGTGTATTTGAGCACCAAGTTCTTCTAAGTCTTTACCCATTAACTGATCTTTGTCTGGATAACTACGGAAGTAATCTGCGCCTTTGTCTTTTTTAATTTGTTCAAGAGCTTTCAAGAATTCTTTATTATATTCTTCACCAAAGTGTGATTTAGCAAAATCTATTTCTTCATTTTGCTTTTCGTAATGTGCTTGGTCTTCATCATTAAGTACTGCATCTTCTTCGCTTACTTGTCTTTCAACATCTGCTTTTGCTTTTTCTTCTGCCATTTCAGACTCTATTCTTCTAGGGTCTTTAACATTATATGCTAATACTCTTTCATGATCTAGTCCTAGGTTTACAGCACACCATACTTCTAGTATTCTTTCGTTGACTGGATATTTAAGTATAACATCTGTACTGCATACTTCTGAAGTACATGTTGTACCTTTAGCTCTGTAGAACTCCATTGGATTCTCTTCAATAGGTGTTCTCTTGAATGGTGTAGCACTAACTAAATTGTATTTGGCTAAACATTTTTCTAGCATATCCATATGGTCTGCACCGCAATCTGCGGCAAACTTGATTCTGTAACCATGTTCTTTATCTAATGATTCTGCTATGTAATTTTTAAGTTCCATATTAATAACTCCGTTATAACACTTATTTATCACTTTCTGATTTTTTCTGCTAAATAAAAACATGACAAAAGACACAAACATACGAGTAAGAGAACCACAAAACCCTGTAGAGGGAGAATATACTTTAGATAATTATGGTAATCTTGTGGTTTTTAAGGAAGGCAGATGGGTAGATATGACAAAATTAACTGTCTCCACCTCCGCCTTTTATGATTTTGAGTAAATCATTTCTATCAAAAACTGTAGCCTGAACCGACTCTGCTTCAGTACCTTTATTATCAAATTTATCGATTCTTGCCTTCTTGAGCATTAAATCTATTTGCTGTAATTTGGCTTTTGTCTTGGCATCACTGGCATCTAAGGCTATCTTTAACATATTACTTGCCTCTGCAAATACTTTACCAGCCGCCATATCACTAACATTCATACCTAGGCTCATTAGTTGCTCATAACTGTTTATAGCCTTTTTGGCTATGTCATTCATTTCAACTTCGTGATCTTCTAGGCCTTTAATTTCCTTAAATGCTAGATTAATTTTTTCACTGACACTTAAAGCACCTTGAGTTTCCTCAATTACTTCCTGAGTTTCTGCTACTGTAGGAACATTTTCCGTATCTGTCACTTCCTCTATAGGAGGTAAGTTAAACTCTTCTTCAAGTTTTCTTGTCATATTAGTATTTATTACTTACGTTTTTTAGCAACTCGTTTTTTAGCCTTACGAGGTTTATTATTTCTAAAGATTTGATCTTCGTTTATTACTTTAAAACGAATACCTTTACGTTTACACCACTCTTGAGCCGCTGTCCATTTAGCGGCGTTGAGATGTGTTTGTATTTGCTGTCCCTGAGTCCTAGCATTTTCCAATGTGGTTTGGTTAGCAGGCTTAATTTCGATAAGCTCAACATGTTGAGCACCATCTTTATCTGTGTATTGCACCATAAAGTCTGGAACATAGTTGTGATACTTTCCATCAACAGGACTTCTGTAAGGTATCTTTACGTTTTCACTTGCCCATTTTGTAATATTGGGATGATTATCGCACATTCTCATGAATGCTAACTCCCAACTACTTCTATAGGTAGGTAATTTTCCACCTACAAATTTAGATCCGTTTACAATTTCGTATTTGCCTTTTGCGAATTTAGTTGCCATAGTACTATTTATGGCTTAATGAGTGCTGATATTTTGCTACGTGAGTTTAATGTTGGTGTTTTTAAATCTATTTTATTACCTGCGGGTCTAAAAGAATTTATGGCCGCATAAGCATCTACAGTCAATTTTAAGGAATCCTGATTCATTTCAAAATATGTTGTAGGATGTAATCCTTGTACTTCTGCAACTTTAATTAAAACTCTTGCCATTGCTTTGGCATTAGATTTTTTGAAACCTATTGCTTGTAATTTTGTTTCTACAACTGAAAGTGTACTTGGATCTATTGGCGTATCTTTAGGTGCGGCAATTTCTGCCAGTATTTCTGAACTTGCTTCTGGTAATGGAAATTTTACACTTGCATTATCAATATATGCAACTAAAGTATCTTTAACAACTTTATACGAAACTTCATTACCAAAAGTATTATATATAGATGTTGACATTATGAAGGTGCTCCATCCTTAGGTGGTTTAACTGGAGCAGGTTCTGTGTTTGCTTCTTTTTTTAGAAGTTCTCTTTCTGCTACACTGAGTACATAGTTTTGTACTGCATCTCCAACATGATTACCAGTAAGTTTGGCTAAAATAGCCGTGCTTAACAATGATTTACCTGGGAACTCATTTGGATTTTGAGATAGTGGTAAATCAATTACATCATATGTACTTGGCGTTGGCTTAGTTCCGCCAGCCTTTTTCTTAGTTTCGTCGCCTTCACTACTTGCATCATCTGATTTTGGTGGTTTAACTTCTTCTTTCTTTTCTGGAGTTTGTGGTTGTAATGTTCTTCCTCTAGTACCAAACTTACCGTCATGATTCCCAAGGAATTCCATGTCAGTACCATCGTCAATAATACCTAATGGTTTAACAAGTACTTCGTCACTAGCAAATTTTAGATCTAACACATTCTCAAATCTATCTAAATCTACTCCAGAAAGATCAAAGTTTGCAATATCAAATGTAGTAAAGTTTTCATAATCACATTGTATCGTAAACTCTACAAATTCATTACTACCATAATCTATATCACCAAAATCAAAACTATTAATAAGTGGATTTGTCATACTATATTGTACACCTTTTCCACCATGATACATAATTATATCTATACGCTCAAAAAATTGTTTTGTTCGTTGTAAATTTAGTCCTGCTTCTCCACTTTTAAAACTTGTTCCGCCAAATGATGAACTTGGATTTTCTAATGCAGAGTCTGTATTAACTTTAATATCTCTATCGCCTGTAGCATTTCTATTACGTGGATTCATATATAGATAAGAAAAATATCTCATCAATACTTGTAACCATTCGTTGTTTAGTGTATCAAATACAGCAATCTCCACAGGTGCATATTCAACTCCTGTTGTTACAATTTTCTTTTTGTTGTATTGATTTTTTACTAAGTTTTTAAATGTTACAGAAGGCAATTTTGCTCTTCTTACTAAACTAGAAATGTTTGTTTTAAATGTATGATTTTCCATATCTAGAAAAGACGCCAAATCTCTGTTAAAAACAAAGTTCACATATCCTTCAAATTTGATACGTGGTGGATTGACGTCAGGTCTAAATCTGTAATTATTACGGAAGTCTCTGGCGTAGAATTTATCTTTAGTGTTTTTACCTAAAAATTTAAGAAAATTCATACCAGAGCCACCTCAAGTTAAGCCGTTAAACTCCGATTGTTGAACCGGTGCTTACTGTTTCTGGGAATGGGTTTCCTGCTACTGTTCTTCCGTTAATATCGTTATCACCTTCATAGTGAGTTGCGTTATCGTAACGTACCTGCATAGTAACTGTTACTTGCTCTCCTGTAGCATAGTCGCCATCACTGTAGTCTACGTTTGTTAAAAAACATCCTTCAAGGAACCAAACCTCTGTAGCACCTGCATTAACACCATCCAATACTTCAATTTGCATGTCAAATTTATAATCTGAACCTGATGCTGGAGTAGTTTGTTGGAAGTGGTTAACCTGTCTTTGGACTTGTGATCCAACTGACTTGGCTACTTGGTTAGTTATATCGTCCCTTACTGTTACAGTAATTTGTTCCCAAGCATGTTTACCTTGTAGGTAACTTCTTGAGTTATAACTATCAATAATTATTTCTTCATAAGTAATTTTCGGTCTAGTAACGTTCTGTACATTCTGAGTCAATATTTTTGCCTCTGGCTGTCCACCAAAGTTGTTTAAAAAACTAACCCTAAATCTATACTTCAGTTTCGGCATTAAAATACCGGAACCAGTTGCACCCGTTACCGGAACTCCAAACTTACTTTTGGTTTCGTTTGTTGCACTTGATACTGCCATATTGTTCTCCTAGAACTAAATTATATGCAAATATTTATCATTTCTAGCAGAAAATAATTAACAAGTGTTTTAATTTAATCACAAAAAAAGGGCAATTAAATGCCCTTTTAATGCTTATTTTCCCCTATGCTGACTCTTTAATCCTGTTTATAGCAACGTCTCCGCTCTCTATAATAGCAGTAATGTCTGTAAAACCATAATTTTCTACAATAAAGTATCTTGTATTAGGAATAATATCTTCAATTTCCATTACTTCATAACCTACTTGTGGTTGCTCAGCAATAATATCACCTACTGAAAGTGAATGCATATCTCTATATGTAACTTGCTCACCATCTTTTCTAGTAATAGTTTTCATTACAAATCCTGATACATGACTATCAAAAACAACATCTTCACCAGTATCTTCATCTAAGTATTGTTGATTAAGAACACCAAATACTTCATTTTTACTTTTGATAGTGTAGTCCATATCACCACTTGAAAGTCCATTATATCTGCCATCTACTTCACATACTTTAGTATAGTGTGAGAAAAACTCTGCCTTAAAATCTATTTTTCTGTCATCGCCTCTGCCATGCATAGTTTCCATTTTTGCATGATATAGTGGATATTTTTTAGCGGCTCCTGTGTGTCCGCCTTCGTTTGAATTTACAAAGTCATGAATCTCATCTGTAACTTTGATTTGATATATGTTATATTGCATAAAAACTCCTACCTTTTTATTTAAACTATACATATATTATAGCAAATAATTAGATATTGTCAAGCCTTTTAGTCATAAAAAAAGGGCAGTAAAACTGCCCTTTTTAAAAGTTTTAAAAACTTATGATGCTGTTGAACCCAATGTGTTCTGGATTCTGATCGGTATGTAAATAAACTCTACTGCTTTCACTGGTTGTACAGCAATATCAATGTATAGTTCGTTTCTATCGATTCTAGCCGCAGTATTATTTGTTGTGTCACAAACTGTAACAAAGTCAAATAATCCACGTTGTTGTACTAATTGAGCTAACAATCTGTCTACAACTACTTTAGCATTTGCTCTTGTAACCTCATCATTTGGTTCAAACAAGAATGGTTTTACTGCATCATCAAGTTGTTCTCTGATGTAAATAACCAATCTTGAAACATTAACTCTGTCCAATGCACTTGATACTGAGTTAAGTGTTTTCTGTCCAAATACTGCAATTCCTCTTCCTGGGAAGTTACCAATTGGGTTAATTTTGTTAAGGTAAAGACTATCTCTTTGTCCTTCACTTAAACTAACTGCTTGGAATTCTCCAGTAGTTGCATCAAGGTAACCTGTAGACGTTGCATTATTAACAACACCTCTTTGGAAACCTGCTGGTGCAAACCAAGGGAAAGCAACTGAGTCATTAAATGCAATAGTTCTTAATGCCATATGTGAAGCAGGAACCATAACTGTTGTACCGTCTAGGTTTGTTGATAAACCATGTGGGTAGTAAACAGCCGCTTGTGAAGATGCACTAATAAGTCCGTCTTCTCCGTTCTCTGTCGCATTGCCGACATTAGTAGCCCAGTTTTGTGTGCTTGTAGCATCTGCTGATAATCTCATTGGAGCATCTGCAACACAAAATACTGTATCTTTTCTATTAACACTTAAAGCCAACATTTCGTCTAAACATTCTGCATATCCTGGAGTAGAACAAATATTAAATCTGTTTGTCTCATTTAGGATTTCTTGGTTAGCCACTAGTTGTGATTGCATTGCTCTTACAACTACTTTACGTTGTGCTTTTCTCAGCATATATGGTGAACCATCAGTTTTATTACCTGAATAATCTTTCCATAAACCGCTTGTTGCGTCGTATTGCTTAACATTACCTACTGAAGCCATTTTATTCCATGCTAACATATTAACAGGATATAATGCCGCATTAGGAAGTCCATTAGCAGTACTTAACAAAGCACCACTTGAACTTGCTCTAAAGTCACCAAATAAGATACCATCGCTGGTAACTTGGTCTGCATTATCTACTAATACCCAAACAGAACTTGCTCTCTTATAGATTTTAGGGAAGTTTTCTAAATCGCTACTATCGATCCAAATATCACCGTCTACTAAACTACTTGCGCCATCACTTTGTAATGTTGGTGCTGAAGCACTAAACTGAGCGTCATTCGAATAAGTTGCCCATGTACCTGCATTTTGATATAGTAAATCAATATTTGTATTAGCAACATTATTATCATACCATAATGTTCCTTGTACTGCTGGTCCTGTAATTGCGTTGTCAGATGCTTCATAACTTAATGATTTAAAGTTACTGTATGTTCCTACTGCAATATTAATGTCTGCTGGTGTATAACCTGAAACATTACCTGCCGCAAGAGCAATATCTTTACCGTCTGAAGTTGTAATTGTAACTTTACCTGCTACATTACTTGCAACTGCTGTTGTGGCACTAAATCCTGTTGCCCCATTAATACTTGCAACTATATCATCTACTGATACTGAAGACACGTCTGCACCTGCAAATGTAACTGGAATATCTGTTGCACCATTAATGCTGATGTTAATAGATACTTTATTAGCATGTGCTGTAAAGTTTTGTCCGTCTGCTACAGCACTTGAACTTGCAACTGAAAGTGTAGCACTTCCGTTATGTCTTTTCAATGTAAATGATGCTTCTGAACCGCCGTCTGCCCATAAATCACCAACTGCTGGAGATGGGTATGTATTTGCATATACAACGTTTGAATCTTCTTCTGCTACAATATTCTCTACTGCAAAAGCACTAGTAGTAGTTGAATATTCTTTAACAACAATGTTTGAACCATTGTTAGGTGTTGTTTCTTGTAAGAAAATATCACCTGTTGATAAAGCACCACCACCTGATTTTGTTGTAGGTATTGCTAAATGGCTTGCAAACTGAAAATCACCTGCTGAGCCACTTACAGCACTTGACCAATTACTTGAACCGATCTTGTACCATGCATTTGCTATTTTTTCGTAAAAGTCAATAGTAGACTTTGTTGCACCTGTGCTAGTGTAGTAAGATACACAAAAGTCACCCGTTACGCCGAAAGCCGCTTTTGGGTCACCATTGCCGTCAACTTCTGACGCACCAGGTTTTTTAACTGTTTTTAACACCCATGCTGAGCTCTCATACCTTTTAAGACCCCATGAAGTTAAACTAGTGTCTAACCAATAGGCTCCGTTGGCTGGTGCTTTTGTAGGTGCTGTTGAACTTGCTGAAAGTTCATCAAGGTCAATGTCTGCTCTAAGTACATAGGCTCTGTTTGCGATACCTAAGAAACTGTAAGCGGCCATTAGACCATATTCATTTTGTTCTGCGCCATGTAAAGGTGTAGAACCACTTGTTTTAAAGACTGGATTACCAAAGTTCTGTAGTAATTCTCTTTGTGAAGTGATTTGATACAACTTACCGGCTGTTGCTGATGTGGTATATGCGGCTGTAGATGTTCCGTCTGGGGCCTTTTTGTCTTGTGCAGTTGCAATCACAATTAATGGGACTGATCCTGCACCAGCGGCCGCGTAAAACGATTCGTCTGATACACTTATACTAACACCAGGGCTAATTAATGTTGCCATGTTGTTCTCCTTAATTTATATTAGTACTAATAATATAGTAATAGTATTTATCAGATTTGCGTATTTTAGTGTATTTACGGATATTAGGCTGTATTAGGCTGTATTATATTAATTTAAGTGTCTGCTTAAACTCGCCTGTTTTCCAGTCTCTAATGTCTTCTACTTGCTTGGCTAGATCTTCGAGGGTTCCATTATTTTTAATAATGTAATCAACTGGGTAGCCTGCCCAATTCCATTCACTTTCATGAACATCTCTGTATTTGGTTGTCATTATCTTTCTGCTAACAACGTTATCGTGTGCCTGACTTGCTGTTCCAAACCATTCAGGAAGTTCTCCACGTTGTACCCAGATAACAACTCCACCCATGTCTTTAATTAAATCCAGTTCATTTCTGAATCTGGCGTCACTTATAACAGTACATGGTGTGTTTTCTATTTGTTTTCTTATTCTGTATTCCAAACTGTTTAACCAAATATCTTGGTCAAAATGATTTCTAAGTACTTCTGTACCTAATAATTGCAATGCTAGTCTGGGAGTAAAATTTGGCACACCTAATTTTTTAGTCCAAAATACATCAGGTGTTTCTCTGAAATCTCTGCTTTCTGTTGTATCACCTTCTAGCATAGATCTATCCCAACCAAAAATGCTGGAACATAAATCTTTAAGGGGGGCGGCAAAACTGTCATGAACACAACCACGTTCTACAAACATATTGGCTACTGTATCTTTGCCACTGCCTATAAAACCGGTTATTCCTATTAACATTAGCCTATCACAAATCCTAGAGGGGTATTACCTTCTTCAAAGTTATGTAATCGTTCTCTTAACGACTCAACTTCTTGTTGTCCTTCTGCCTTTAGAGCGTCACCATTAAGTGTAATGGCTCCACCGGCTCCAGGTAATCCTGATGTGTATTTACTTCTTGCTTCTCCTAACATAAGTTTAGATTGTGCAAGGGAGTATGCGGCTAACCAAGGATTGGCTCCCACATCTTTAAGCAAGATACTTTCAGGTATAAAATTATATACACCTACAGCAATATCTTCTTCATGTCTAATATTACGCATAATTTTTAAATTTTTAGTATTTCTGTTCCAAATAAAATTATACTCACTACCAAAGACACGGCCAATAGTTTCTTTGTATTGTGCAAATGCATCAAATACTGCTAGTCCACCTATTTGTCCTGCTTGTAACATATACATATTGTTAAATGCTACATCAAACGGATCAAAGTTGGTACCGCCACCACTATTAGTTCCTATACCTCTACGATATATACGCCTAACTTCCATTACTTCATCTGGTAAAGTGTAGTCAGTTTGCCCGTCAACAGTTTCGATAAAGATAATACTCTCTTCAACACTACCAGCACTTAACTGTCTATATGTACTTAGAGCTTTGTTAATTGCTATGTCGTAGTGTTCTCTGTCCAACTCAACATCTACTATGCCATCAGCCAAACGAAGTTGTAACTCACGTATGAGATCTTCTCTACTACTATATCCTATTGTATCTATTGCCATACTACTATTTATCGTTTTCCTTATTAAAAGGCCTTTAATATGATAGTATTCTCGTTTATTCTACCGTTCATTTTTATACCAGTAGTAGTAAGTTCGTCAAAGGACTTTGAGAACTTAGTTTTTGCTTTTCCTGTCCAATTTGTAATTTGTTCTTTAGGTTTACGCAAAGTTTTTTGTAAACTTAGATCTTCATCAAAATCTTGTATAGTAGTTCCTTTAACCATTAAGCCAGAGCCAGGTCGGTTCATTGACCTTGGATCTTTTGTGTGGGCATGATATACTCCTAACTTTCTTGTCTTAGTATTATATACCCAAATTTCATTTGCATTTACAATTTCAGTAGGATGTATACTTGCTATTCCTAATTCACTATCATTAATTTGATATTTTAATTTTTTAATAATTGAATCTTTACTTCTGGCTCTTGGCTTACGAGCTTTTCTTGTAGTTGCTTTTGTTTGTATGATAGTTTCACATGCAGTATTAATTTTTTCAAAAAACTCTAAATACTCTTTACGCATTTTAGGTGTAAAATGACCGTAGCCTTCTTTAATATCTGGATCGTTCCACTCTTTAACTTCTAATGCTTCATTATATGCATATTCAAAATCGTCTTTTATAAGTTTTGCATGAGCGGCCTTTATTTCAGGTCTATAAGAAACTAAATCCTTATATGGCTCAAACTCTTTTAAAGTTTTACTACCATCGGTAAGACAGTCTAATTGATACTCCCATTCTGCACAAAGGTGTTCAACTTGCATTTTCATTCTTTCCTGAATACTAATAACTTTTTTAGGACTTGCTTCTAATTTTTCTTTCTTTTCAGATAAAACTTCTTTGCCACGTGTAATCCATTCTTCTTTTCTTTTCCAAAGATGTTTTGAAATGCTTTCAGGCATATATCCTAATTTATATTCAACGTATGTAGAAATTCCTGTTGCGGCGAAGGCCCAGTCTGGATTTGCTAGAACAATTTTTTGCTCTTCCTTAGTCCAGCCCGATGTTTCCTTAACCCAATTTCTAACAGAAGCACAAAGTTTCTTTTTAGGTATCTCAGTCCTAACAAAGTACTCACAACTATGAAATGCTTTTGCTTGTTCTTCTGTATCAGTAAGAGCTCTAAATTTATTCCATTCAGGCTCTTTTGTAACGTATATACTTCTTTCTTTCTTTTTTCTTGGCATGTGTGTTGTCTCAGTCTTCAAATATTTCCGGGTCTGGATTAGCATATAACATCTGTATTGCTAAAGGCCAACTTTTAAACCCTTGTATATCATTTTTATCTTTAAGAACGTTTTTTTGCTTAAAGAACTGAACAATACTTATCATTCCGGTGAATTTTCCTGCTTTTTCGCCTGCTTTGAACATGAAATACGAATTTGCGGCTATAAAACCTAAAGATAGTAGATAAATTTCCATAATAATCCTTAATAAAAAAACTAGTGTAACAAAAAGTTATTTATTTGTCAAGGATAATATTTTATTTAAATACCAGGATTTTCTTCTACCAAAGACAACTAACTCAATATGCTCTTCTTTAGTCTCTGGAAATTGATCGTACCTATCAGTAAATTGATAAGTGGAGTGTGGTAATAGATCTGTTTTGGATTCAATAACTTTAGGCTCTGTGAGATACTCGCCGTATTGTTTAATAAAGTTGCTAGTAAAAAGTTCGTACTCGTCCAAAACGTCTGTTGATATCTCATACTTGTCTTCAACATATTTCCTAACATCTGATATAGTTTCATTTACAATATTGCGTGAATGTAAAATAGGCGTAAAGCATGATATAAAATTCCAGCCTATAAAACTAAATCCGCCTAACTTTTTAGTAACATAACCTTGCTCAACCCATTCGTCCAAACATTCATCCATTTGATCTAATACTTCTTTGAATGGAAATTGTGGTTGCATAAAATACTCAAACATATCTGTATGGAGTTTCATATATTCCACACCATTATTTTTATGCAAATAATCTGCAATAAATCTGCTTACACCACCTGAGTACATGCCAATTAAAAACCAAGTAAACTTAAGAACATATCTCATGTCAGATAGTGTCATTGTATTGTTGCTTAAAACTAATTGTATGTTTTCTCCAATACCTTGCTCTATCTCACTTAAAATATTTTGTTCATTTGTGTCATAAAAGTAATCATATGAACTAAATGTTTTATATTCGTAATCATCTGCCTGTGTTTCCATCATAGGAGCATTTACTAGTAATGCTAATTTAAAGACTTCTAATTGTGTAATGCCTGACTGTAATATTTTTTCTAGGCCTGCTAACCAGGTCTCTTTGGTCTCACCAGGCAAACCAACTATTAGTTCTGTTAAAAGAGGAATGTTATTTTCGTTAGCAAGATCCACAATATCACTTAAAACATTTATTTTTAAATTTTTACGTTTAATAATTTCCAGTACATCATCATCTCCAGTTTGTAAACTTAGTACAAATCCTGTTTGAATTTTAACACTATCAAATATTTTAAGTATATCTACAATAGTTTTATTACTATTTTTAGCATAACTTACACTAATACCACTTGGGTAACCTGTAGTCCTTTTATTCTCAGCGATAATTTCTGCAATTTGCATATCTCTGTCTTTAAAGATACCAAAGTTACTATTTGTCATTGCCATAAAAGGTAATTTTTTATCTGCAAACCATTTCAGTTCGCTTTCTATCCTGTCAAAATATACTTTAAACATTTTAGATGCAGTTAAACTACCCCAATCACAAAACGTACATGCATAAGGACACCCTCTATCTGTTTCTAATGTGGGTATCCATTCTATATCTGTGTGTTTAGCCATTAAATCATCAAATAATCCTTCTGTATATGGACTAGGAATATCTAAATCTTTCATTCTAGGCTCTGCCCAAAGTTTTTTAATCTCTTCTTTTTTGGCTATGGATTGTAGAATTTTTGTACAAGCAATCTCTCCTTCGCTTACAACTAAATAATCTATATAAGGATGTTTATCAAAAAACTCCTTGTCTTTCCAGTCTAAGTCAGGTCCACCTGCAAGTATTTTAACATCTGGGTTTGCCTGTTTTAATAGATCACAAAATCTGTAACAGTACTGACTACTCCATATATAAAAACTTATAATTATAACATCGCACTTTTTGTAATGTTCTACTGCTTCATGAACATTATCTCTCCTAAAGAGCATGTCGTATAGTTCATAATTTTCATTTACAAAAGGGTCTTGCTTGACATAGGACCACAATAGTCCTACAGTATAAGGGAGATAAAAACTATTTAAATGTTTTGGTCCAGTCTGAAAGTTAGGCTGGATAAGGCCCAGTTGCAACATTATTTTCCTCTGCTAAAATTTTTCCTTTGGTTGTGAGGCAAATCGTTTGCTATAATATTTTTCCAAACAGCAATGGTTCTATCTAACCCTTCACTTATACCTACCTTAGGAACCCATCCTAATCTTGTAGTGATCTTGTGGTTAGTGCTATTCAACAAATATATTTCTCCTGGTCTTTTAGGTTTGGTATTCCAATTTACATGTCCTTCCCAACCTAGTTTATCTGCAATTATTTTTACATAATCTTTAATTTTAATTGCATTATCAGGTCCTATACAAAATATTTCTCCTGCACACTTGTCAGGATTATTTATAACTAATTCCCAAACATCTAGTAGATCATCTATATAAATGAAGTTTCTGTATGGCTCACCATAACCCAAATTGATTTCCTTTGGATCTTTGAGCATTTGTGTAATAATTTGTTCAGTTACAAAGAAATCATTATCCTTTCTACCGTATGCATTTGTTTGTCGTATTGCAGTAAATGGTAACCCATAACTTCTGTGTGCATATTCTAAATACTTTTCACAGCCATATTTTGCAACGGCGTAGGGGGCATTAGGATTAGGAGGTGTTGCTTCATTAAATGCAATGATACCTTCTTCTTTACCATCTCGTATAATATCACTAATAGGTTGCCAGCCGTACACTTCCATTGTACTTGCAAATACAAAGTTTTTTAAATTAGGCAGTTCTTTTGCAACTTCTATCAGATTGACTGTGCCAGTATAGTTAATGTCACTAAATGCTATCTGCTCATAGAAGCTCTGTTCTACTTCCGTCCTTGCCGCCAAATGCACAATAATTTCAGGATCAAATGTTGATATTTGCATAGCAACTTTGGAATGGTCTCTTAAATCTTCTGTTAAAAATCCTAGCTCATGTTTATCTTTTAATCTAGCCACCATGTGCTGACCTATAAAACCGTCTGCGCCTGTAATAAAAATTCTCATATTATATCCTCTTCTTTTGCATACCCTGTGAGTTGCATTGTAAATCTAGGTTCGTAACCTAAGTTAGCGACTGAATGAACTAAGTTTGGTCGTATTATAGTAAAGTCACCTTTCTTATAATCTAACCAACTTTCATTCTCTATTTCTATATAATGGCCCATTAATCTGTCTTGTAAGAATAAATTTACTCTTACAGGTACCATTCCTTCCGTATCCATATCTTCTCGTTCTGCTTTTTTACGCATTTTATATAACGTATCAACATGTGGTGCAATAAATCTGCCTGGCATTAATTTATTAACAGTAACTATACCATAATGTAACCAATCACTAAAATGATCATATACACCATGAACCCAACTTGGGCAATCATCTTCAAAAACTTGCCATACCCAAGGTGCTTCATGTGGGTAATCTGGTACTGCTACACCTTTTTTATGCCAAAAGCCACCACTATAAACTGTGTTTGTATGGTCTGTAAATTTAAGTCTGTATAACATTTCTTCTGTTATATTACTTATATCAACATGTCCTTTATGCATTTTTCAAAACCGTTATCTGAGCGGAATAAAAAGGTTCATCTCCCATGTTTCCTGCCAAATGCCAATCATCAACTCCAAATTTTACCCAATCTCCTCTTCTCCATTTTACAAAAGGTTGATCGTGTACTTCATAATAGTGTCCACGTTTCCAATCTTCTAAAAATATCAAGTAACGATAACTTTCGCCCTCGCCATGTTCTTGTTTTAGTTTAAAATGTTTATCAACATGATGTGGAATTGTTTGTCCAGGTGGAATATTAATTACACTTACAACATGATGATCAAAGTCTTGTGGTATCTTTTTTGCTAAGTCATGGACCCATTGAGGAGATGTTTCAAACATTTGCCAT